CAATTGATGGCTAAGAATGTAACCGATGCAATAGAAAAAGGTATTGATCCATTATCAGTAAGGTGTGCATATGCTTCAGAAATAGATGCTGTTTGTGTAGCATATGCCTATACTTCTAAGACACCCGATTATCAACCAGCACCCATTAAAAAGTAAAAGATTATGCCAACAAAAGATGAAATGGCAAAATTTGCCAAAGAAATACATGATTTAGTTTCACGCACCGATTATAATTACATTGAAGCAATAACAGCTTATTGTAAAGAAACTGGTTTAGAAATAGAAGTAGCTGCAACACTATGTAATGCTAATCTAAAGGCTAGATTAGAAAGTGATGCAATGGATAATAATATGTTAAAAGATAAGGGCAATAGACTGCCCATTTGAGTTTTGTTGTTGTCTCACAAAAATAACAACCCAACCTATAATAAGGAGAACATTATGCCTGATTTACATTTAGACTGGAACTTAGTTGTTAATGTAGCAGTAGCTGTGGTAGTAGTTGAAGTTGTTGGCAAATTAACTGGCTGGTGGTAATTTTATTATAGAGTTTGGGAGAACTCTACAAAACTCCCCTTTTTATGACAGGTTACGAAACTTACACTTTATATAATGCTCTTAAACTCCACTTTACCAAAGAATCATTTGATTTTTTCAAATATCACGGTAAAACAAATGTCACACCTGAACAATTCGAAAACAGAAAAGACAAATACCATTTCTATAAACTATCCAGAAAAATTACAGATAGAGATGAGATGATATTATTTCTTGTTTACAATTTCATCGAAAAAGAAAATGTATGGGTTGGCGAACTATTAACAGACGAAGCGAACAAAAGATATCTCAATCACAAAAAGGTTTTACAATCACTTTCTTATACCTTTGAGAGCGATTGTAAAAAGTTATTTGCTGATGGCAATCCAAATGACTTGATTAGAACAAATGGCGAATATCCTAAACTCTTAACAATGGCACTACAAAGAGATATAACGGTTGAAACCCTTTGTATTTTAAACTCAGTTCTAAACTTCTTTCCTATGTGGAGTAGTAAGATTTCTGATACGATACGGTGGCCTGAATTTAGAACAAAAGTTTTAAAGTTTACCGCATTTCTACCAAGAGATGTAGTAAAATATAAACTAATTCTCAAAAAACTTCTTAATGAGAATACTAAATAGCATTATATTATGAAATATGTGGATAAGAAGTAATACATTTAATACAATTATATACAAGGAAAATACGATATGAATAGCTTTGCTAATCTCAAACGCAATCGTTCTAGTTTAGATAAATTAACTAAAGCGATTGAAACAACCACTAATCCCACCCAAGATTCAAATTCAAACGAAGATACACGATTTTGGAAACCAGAAGTAGATAAAGCTGGTAACGGTATGGCCGTTATTCGTTTTCTACCAGCACCGGCAGTAGATGGTGATGATGCGTTGCCATGGGTTCGAGTGTTCTCTCATGGATTCCAAGGTCCTGGTGGTTGGTATATTGAGAACTCATTAACAACTCTGAACCAAAAAGATCCTGTTTCTGAATACAACTCAACATTATGGAATTCAGGCATTGAAGCAAACAAAGAGATTGCTAGAAAACAAAAGAGACGATTACATTACATCTCTAACATTCTAGTTGTTTCTGATCCTGCTCATCCTGAAAATGAAGGTCAAGTTAGATTATTTAAGTTTGGTAAAAAAATCTTTGATAAGATTACTGAAGCAATGAATCCAGAATTTGCTGATGAAGTGCCAGTTAACCCATTTGATTTATGGGACGGTGCAAACTTCAAGTTAAAGATTCGAAATGTTGAAGGTTACCGTAACTATGATAAATCTGAATTCGCTGATAAAGAACCTGTTATGGGCGGTGATGATGATAAACTTGAAAACTTATGGAAACAAGAATACTCACTTAAAGAATTCTTGGAAGAAAAGAACTTTAAATCTTATGATGTGTTAAAAGCACGATTAGATAAAGTATTAGGTTTTGAAGGTGAAGTTACACCAAGAACAACAGCAGAAGATGCAATCGTTGAAGCGGTAGCGCCAAGTAGTTATGAACTCGATTCTGGTTTAAGCCAAGTCGATGCAGCTATTGCCAGTGATGGTGATGATGATTTAGATTATTTTAAAAACTTGGCTGAAGGTTAAGATTTAATCTTATGAAAGATACCCACTTCGGTGGGTATTTTTTTATGTCATTCTTCCTACAAGAGAATTTGTTGTTGATTTGTCTTGTGTATTAGGAGTAAAATCATTATTAATAACTGTATTATTGACTGTTTTTGGAGTATTAACAACAACAGGTGTTTGTGGTTTTGACATAGAGCGTTTAGTTATAGCCACTTCATTAGAACCACTAGCAAGTTGTTCACCTTTACCATCACCAGCTTGTGCTACTAAACTTGTAATGGTTACTGCACGATTTCCTACTTGAGCATACCACTTACTATCTTTCATTGCACTAGCCGCATCTTCAAATTGTTCATTTTCAAGCAGTTTTTTTGTTGTTGGCCATTTTGGCCACCATTTACCCATATTAAATGATAAATCTATAAATGCAGCTTTACCACCTTCATTGGCTGCCTGATAGCCAGGAGTATCTTCTGCAATTTTCTTATGATGAGCAAAATCTTCTTCAAATAAGTTCATCACTTCTTCATCACTAAATGTTTTATTCCATTCAGGCGGAAGTGTTTTACCATCACCAATTAGATGTCCTACGCCTACGGTCCAAAGTCCTAACGAATCTTTATAAGGTTTGTTTCTCTTACCTTCATGTTGAATAATCATCGCCTTGGTGTCTTCCATACCACTTACAACTTGAGTTGGTTTACCTACTTCCGCTTTTTCTTCAGTTTTTGGAGGTTTACCTATTCTTGTGGTTTCTATTCTTTCTATTTCAGCGGCAGATGCTCCTTGAAGTGTTAATGCTTTTTTCTTTAAATTAATGTGTCTTACACCGGCTTCGTCTAAAAGATATTTTGCAATTTTTTTATCTTTTTCATCACCATTTTCATCCGCCCATTTAGTTAAACGCTTCATAGCAAGCATCGTGTATCTGTTTGCTTCAAATGCACCAACATAATCATCTTGTTCTAATTTACTCTTTACTACTTTAATATACTTGTCAAACAAATCAAGATGTTGTTGTTTCTCTGAATCAACTTTAGTTGGTGCTACAGGCTCTTCTTTTTTTGCTGGTGTTGGAGTTGGTTCCTCTACTTTAGGTTTTGTTACCTTAGGTTCTTCTTTTGGTTTTTCTTGTATTTTTACTTGTTTAGATACCTCTTTTTCAAGTTGTTTCTTCTGTATTTTTTCAACATCTTCTTTTTTTATTTTAGGTGGCGCTGGAGGTGCTGATACTTTTGGTTTGTCTTGTTTACCAAATATTTCAAATTTACCAAAGAAAGCTGTTACAGATGCAAACTTTTCTGAAATATAATCACCAATACTTGTAAAGAACTCTACAACTCTATCTTTAAATGGTTGAATAAATTCAGCAACACCATCATAAAGATTAGATATAAGTTCACCGCCTTTTGAAAATAAATTAGAAAACCATTCACCAATACCAGCGAACCCTTCTTTCATTTTATCCCACAAATTAGAAGTAAACTCTGAGAAAGATTGTCTGAATCCCTCAAACATATCAGAGGCTAATACAGCAACAATACCTGCAGCCGCTAATGCACCAATAATAACTTTGGGTGAAAACATTTTGGTTATTCCACCTAATATTTTACCAAAGATACTTTTTGGTTTCTTTTCTGTTTCTACATCAACAGATACTTCTGGTGTAGGAGTTGGAGTTGGTGTTGGAGTTGGTTCAACCGCTTGGGCTTGAGGTATAACATCAATACCGGTTCTTAATTTAACATATTCAATTAAATCTTTTGCAATAAACGAAACATTTTCAGCAATACCTAAGAGTCCAGATAGTTGTTTGTTATTTTCTTTTGCTGGTGTAGGTGATGTATCTGCCATGTTATGTTCTCATCAAAGCGTTAGCAAAATCAGAATTGAATACATCAGCTGGTGGAATTTTTTTATTACTTGTTGAATTCTTGTTATTTGTTATTTGTGGTGAATTGAATACATTTCCCATATCAGGAGTGGATTCCATTCTTTGTCCTGTTTCAACTTCAGATGAACCTTGTGATATAGTTGCGCCTGAAGTGGCTGATCCAAATGGTGATACTGGTTCGGGTGTTACTCCACCTTGTTTTATTTTATCAGCAATAGATTGTGATGCGTTATCCATGCTTGCACCAACACCAGTTGATGCTTGGCCCATCTCGCCAAATTTACCAGCAATTCCACCAGATTCATTGAAACTTTGTAATTTGCCTTGGTCTTTTTTCAATGATTCAGAGGCTTCATCACCACCATATTGTTGAACTAAAGAATCTAAACCACCAAACATTGAACCAGCTTTATTACCAGTCATCATATCTGATATTTGTGACGGAGATTTTTCATCGACTTTAGGAATGCCCTCTTTCATTTGCATACCTAAGTTTTCTACTTTAGATTGTGCCATAGCACCAAGGTCTTCTGGTTTAGGCATATCTTGTGGTGCAGAAACACCAACATCTGTTGACATTTCTTCTACTTTAGTTTTTTCAGGTTCTTCTTCTTTTTGAGGTCGTTGAGAATATTCTGGTGTAGAGCTTGTTTTGTTGTCTTTGAATGGATAGAACGGACCTATGGTTATTTTTTCAGGAACTTCAACTTTACCAAGTGATAATTTATTAATTATATTTCTAGCTGTTTCTGGAATAGGAATTGAAAATTGTGGAATACCAACATTATTTACGATCCAATCTTTTACATCATAGAATGTATCAACAATAGTGTCTTTAAGCTTATCAATCCAACCACCAACTGTATCAAATACACTTCTAACAGTATCTTCACCAAGTAAACCAAATGATAAGAAGTCAACAACTGCACCGAGGCCTGCAATAATTGCTTCAGATATAGAACCTGTTTCTTTCCATCTATCAAAACCAGCAGTAATGCCTTTGAATAAAGATATAATGATTGTTGCAATAACAAAAACTTTACCTAACACTTTGAGTAATTTTGATGGTTTAAATATAGATTTAAATCCTTTTTTAAAACTACCAAGTATATTACTAATTATATTTGAGAATCCACCGCCACCAGATTCGTCACCATCACCTTGAGGTGATGTTACTGAGGCCGATGCTGATGTTGGTTGTGGTGAAACTCTTGCAGCTTCTAACTCAGCTTCTTTTGCATCTTGTTCTGCTAAAAATTCTGCTTGTTTTTGTTTTTCGCTTTGTTCTTGTGATTCTCGTTCAAAATTTAAAAGAGTAGAAACGGCCTCACGAATTGTAGCAACATCTTTTGCCAAAGAAGACATATCACCACCAGCCATTTTTGACGGTGAAACATCTGCCATATTAGGCATTGAATTTTCTTCGTCTTTTTCACGACCTCTTACTTTACCACGAACATAAGCACCTAAAAGATTATTACCTGGTATAACACTGGCAACACCTTCTCTAAAACCTTTTACTGATGAAAATGTTTTTGTAATAGACTTGGCTTTGTCTTTGATATTTTTAACTTTTTCACTAACAGCCCCACCAATTGATTCAAAAACACCTTCACCACGCTCTAGTCGTTGTTGGAGTGTTCCGCCTTTTTTATTGGCTTTTTGATATTCTTTAAAATCTTTATAACCAAGGTCTTTAGCCCATTGGTCTTTAAACACTTTTAATTGTTCGGTGAGTTGTTTATCAGCCATTACCTATTTTTTCTTTGTAGTTGTTGTAATCTTAATCTTTCTTTTTCTTCTTCCAAGTATTTTACTAACATATTAATATAGATATTTCTTTCCCAAGGAATCATTAATTCAAGCTCAGTCAAACTATATTTGTGATGTTGCATTAATGCAAAGTTTGTCTGATAGTAGTTCCCTAGGTTATCATAACGAAAAATTAGACGAAAAAATTTTGAATACCCTTAATTGCAATTTCTTCCTTATATTTGCATTTAGGACAATCAAAAGTTACATCTTTCTTCACTTCAGGTATTGTATCAAAAAATAATTTAATTTTTTCTAAATCTTTTTGTTGTAAACTGTCAACAAATTCAATGAGTTCATCTCTTGTTGTATCTTTTGCATAATACATTTGTTCTTTATCATAAATGTAATCAATACAATCAACCAACACATTCGTCATCAAATCATTTTCTTGTAAACCTTCATATTTCTGAACCATCTCAAATGTTGGATATCTTAACACAACACCAAGATTCTCAGTAATTTGAATTTTGTTTGTATGTTCTGGATTTTTACTTGGTTCAATGTCTAATAGATTAACATCAAATTCAACATATCCTGAACATTTAACATCTTTACCTTCTTCATCTTTAACATTGTTATTACACTTGTAGCGTAAATTGACAATTTCTTCAACAGAACGAGCTCGAAGATTGATAAACAACCATTCTAAATCAAATGTTGGTAAAGAATCAACATCAACTTCATCTATAATACAGTTTTTTAAAACTTGTCGTATAACTTGAACCGTTTCTTTTGGATCATCTGATTCAGATGCCATAAGAAAGAGCTTTTGTTCCTTTACTAGAAATGGTCGAAATCGAATAGGTTTTCCTGTCGATATCAAATTCACTTCATAGGTAGGCACATCTAACTTGGGTAACATAATATCCTCGCTTTAATAATTAAAATGCACTGCCAAATGGCAATAGTCTTGCACCAGCTGCACCAAATAGTGAAGTGGCTGCTTGACCTAAATCATAACCACCATCGTATTTTACTCTATATCTTTGATAAGCAAATTGTATAGTTAAACGATGGAAATTATCTTCTGACCAGCTAAGTGTTTGAGGTGCAATTCCTATTGGAAAAGCATCTAACAATTCAACTGCAAAAATCTTTTTAATAAATTCATCATACTGAATAATTTTAATATTACACATATAACGAGAAAGTTCACCTTTTGGATATCTCAGGTTATTTGTGTCTGATGGATGAATTGCTTCTAACCAACGGTCAAATAGTTTTCTTTCATAGAAATCGTTGGTACATAAAAATGTTAAGTTCATATCTGCATATTGTGTTTGATATGGAACTTTAAATGTTGGACCATAAATCTTAACATCAGCTGTTTGTAATGTTCGACCTGGTAATTCAGCTGCTTCACATTGAAGTGATAGATATCGTGTTAAAGATGAATTACCTGATTTTGAAAATTCATCTTGTCCGCTATTACCACCAATCGCTGAATTAATTGCATCTGATACATCATTGAATACTGAATTAGGAAAGTTTAATATTTTTTCAATAATTGAGTTGCCAACAAAATCACTAATATAAGGAGGAATAGGTAAAATAACCTCAAATCGTGAGGGTTTTGCTAAACCGTCTTTTCCTCTAACATTCGATAAAAATAAGTTTGGTGAGAATGACATTAAAATTTCTTCCTTGAATCAGCGTGAACTTGGTCTGTTGTAGCACCACTAAAGTTTTCAGCTGGTAATAGTGCGGCTATGTCCCATTCATCTGCCTTAATTTCTAAGAAACTAGAACGCACTTGATTATACAAATATCTTTTTATACAAGGTGTTGCTTCAAACAACCTTGATGCAGATTTCAAATAATTATAAGTTACTCTAAATTTTGTTTTTTCATCATAATTATCATTGTTTAATGTTTCACTCAACTTATCTAATAGATTTATTCTAAACTTAGGGTGAATGTAATGTAAATTCAAACCTAAAAATCCATCTTTATATTCTTCTACGGGTATCACTAAAGGAAACTTATCAAAATATCTCATTTTTTCTTTAGTTTTAGGATCATAGAAGTAAAAATACATTTTGCCAATGATTGTATTACTTTTGTCAGCATATCTCATTAGAGCTGTATTGTTGACTTTCATTTCTTCAACTTTAGACATTAACCATGCACGAGCTTCACGAGTTCGTGGTGTTAACCCTTCTTTTGCTAAAGATTCTTTGATTCTATCGATTAAATATGGCATTTATCTATTTATATCAAATGCCTAACTCTTTTTCAGTAATGAGCATGAATTCCCAACCATGTTCTTTACAGAACAGGTCAGCGGCTCGCCACTTCTCCTGATTGACAGCGTATGCAACAGTTTCTCTGAGGAATGTCTGTGTTCTTCTTTTTTGTGTGGGTAATTTGGTTTGTTTCTCTGGTTTGACCTCTAACATCAAAGTCTTTTCTGTGCCATTCTTCTGTTTCATCCTTGCAATAAAGTCTGGAAAGTAACGATGAACCTTATTATCAACAGGCGAACGGTATGGTATGGGCATTTCTTCACTTGCCCACCAAACACAGTTCTTGTTTTCGTCTAAAAACTTCATCACTCGGCGTTCCCAATTTGAACGATAAATAATATTAAAAGGATCACCTTTATATTTACTTGGGTTTTTAGGTGTATATTTTCCAGAATATGGCATAAATACTACTTATGCTATCAATTATAATAATCGGATAAAAATATGTCATTGTTTGGCTTCGGCGATATCAAATTCAATAATAACAGAAGAAGTGGTTTTGGACCATTAGCTGCCTTAGAAGGCACAGAATTTCAAAGGACAACTTATCGTTATCCTTTAGATGTTGGTGCTTTTGATAAAGGACATTATATGGTTTTTTATATTCGTCAGCAAAAAAAGACAAGTTTTACAAGTCCAGAGGCTAAAGAAAGTATTCCTGTTGGTGCAGCTAATCAAAATCCAGGTTCTGAACAGTATTGGAATGCAAAAACAGGAAGTGAAATAGGGGGTAGATTAAAAAATGGAGCGAATTCAATTTCTTCAGCTGTCACAGGAAACAGTTTAGGAAATTTAGGTTCTAAAATTTCAAGTGTAACAAATGGTGCTTTATCATCTTTACCTGGTTCTGTTAGTTCAGCATTATCCAATTTAGGTTCAAGAATTAAAGGCGCAGCTAATAATATATTTGGCCAAACAAACATCTTAAAAGGCAATTCACAATCTACTCAAGCTGTTTTAGATACTAGACTAAAAACAATAACTAATAACAGTTTTTTAAGAACAACAAAACTAACAACAGATGCGATAGCCTTGTATATGCCTGATACCTTGTTATTTGAACACCAACAATCATATAGTAGTATGGAATTAGGAGAATCTACAGCCGGTAAAATAGCAGGTATTGCTAAATCTGCAATGGATGCTTCAAAAGGAAGTATATTAAAGGGAGCTGCTTCAGGTACAGCTGAAATATTAGGACAACTTGGAGCTGAAATTTCTAAAGGAGTTGTTGGAGAAGATGCAACCAGAGCAGGACTAGCAGCGATTGGATTTGCTCAAAATCCAATGTTAGAAATGGTTTATCAATCACCAAATTTTAGAACCTTTCAGTTTGATTTTATGTTTTATCCAAGAAGTGAACAAGAAGCTTTAGAAGTTCAAAAAATATTAGATAGGTTTAAATTTCATCAAGCGCCCGAATTTGCCGGAAATGGACGAACATTTAGCACATTTTTAGTTCCACCATCAGAGTTTGATATTAAATTCTATTATGGTGCTGGTGAAAACCCAAACATTCCAAGAATATCAGATAGTTGTGTTTTAGAAAATATTTCTATTAATTATGCACCTAATGGATGGTCATCATATGAAGTACCAGGTGAAAATATTGCATCTCGTGGTAGAACAGGTATGCCTACCGCAATTCAATTAACATTACAGTTCAAAGAAACAACATATCTTACTAAAGCAGATTTAAGAAAAGATGATGCTGGTTTAAGAGTTGAAGTAGAGTAGATACAGTAGATTAATAAAACAAAAGAGAATTATAAATGGCAAAGTATTTTAATTATTTTCCAGTCACACCTTATGTAAGTAATAATCAAACAAGTGGTGTTGATACGGCTACTAACATCATTGCTAGATTTTCATTTGAAAAAAAATTAAAAGAAAATGAAAGTTCTTTTTATAAGTATACAATTAAAGATAGTGATACACCAGAGATTATAGCTAAAAAATATTATGAACACTCAGAGCGACATTGGATTGTTCTTTTATTTAACGACATTATAGATCCTCAATATGACTGGCCTTTACAATATTCACAATTTATTGATTATGTTGATGCAAAATATACAGCAAATGGTGCAGCTAATACAACAGTTCAAACTGGATTAGAATGGGCTCAAGATATTAATAATGTAAAAGAATATTATAAAATTGTGACTAGAACTTCTTCTGATGGAACTCAAATTATTGAAAAGTTAGAAATAGATGCTAACACATATGCAAATGTTGGTTCAAGTCAAGTTTCTCATACACTACCAGATAGTTCTGAAGTTGTAGAAACAATTTCAACTTTAACTAAAACCTGGTATGAATATGAAAATGAACAAAATGAAGCAAAAAGAGAAATTAATTTGCTTAAAAAAGAATTTGTTGGTGAAGTAGAAAAAGAATTTAAAAGAGTAATTAGTGAATGAGTGATATATCAATAAACCAATCCATACAATTTGATGTAAAAGAATTGGCTTTGGTTACTAAAAATGGAACAATAGATTTACGAAAAATATATGAAGAAATTAATATATTTGAATCTTTATTTTTACCTGTAATTAATGGAACAATTCTAATAACTGATTCAATTGGTCTTTCAAATAAACTTTTGCTAGATGGTTCAGAATCAATTTTAATTGAAGTAGCCAAAGATAAAGATTCAGATATCGCATCATTTAAAAAAGCATTTCGTGTTTATAAACAATCAGATAGAAATAATCAAAATCAAAACAGTGAAAGTTATGTTTTACATTTTTGTTCAGATGAATTATTATTTTCCGACCAACAACGAGTAAATCAAAGTTACACTGGAAAATATTCTGATATTGTTGAAAATATTCTTTTAGATTATTTAAAAGTTCCTAAAAACAATCTTGGTGGAATTTACCAAGAAACACAAGGTTTAAAGAAGTTGGTTATTCCAAATTTAAGACCTTTAGAAGCTATTGAATGGTGTGCTAAAAGAGCAACAGATATCAAACAGTCACCTAACTATGTGTTTTTTCAAAATATTTCAGGTTATAACTTTGTATCATTATCAAAATTATTAACTTTACCTGAAATATTAGATGTTAAATTTGAATCAAAAAATATAGAAAGTCAAAATAGTTTTGATGAACTATCAAGTGCTAGGCATTTTGAAGTTGTTTCACAAAATGATTCATTAGAAAAAACAAGAACTGGTGTTAATGCTGGTAAATTTATAGGTTTTGATCCACTTACACGAACCATATCAACAAGAGGTATTAGTTTTTTAGACATTTATGGTTCAATGGATCATGGAAATAAAATGCCAAATGTTTCTGATATTAAAAATAGAACAGGACAAAGTAATTTAGAAGCGTTTGATTCTAAAAAAATAGTTAGTATATTTGGCGCTAGTCGTAAATACAGTGAATATATTAAAGCAAAAGATCCAACCTCATTAACTTTTGTTGAAAACTATGAAGATTTGAATTTTCAACGAACAGCTATATTTAAACATTTAATGTCTAAACGATTAAAATTTGTGATGCCTGGAAATTTTCAATTATCAACTGGATATAATGTTAATGTTACTGTGCCTGAAATAGCTGTAAAAGAATTAGGTTCAACGAATGAAGATTTATCATTAAATGGAAAACATTTAATTGTTGGAACAAGACATATTATAGGTTTTGATAAACATGAGACTATAATTGAAGTAGCTTCAACCTCAACAAATAATGATTTTGTTTCTTCTTCTAATCCAGCACAATCATCAGCGATAGAGAATTATTAATATGGAAAATGAAGATAAAAAAGATTTTGCTGGTAAGAATGGTTTTACTTGGTGGATTGGTGTTGTAGAAAGTAGACAAGACCCACTTAAACTTGGTCGTTGTCGAGTAAGATGTGTTGGTTGGCACGCTGATGATAAAATGCGTTTACCAACCGAAGATTTACCTTGGGCTATGCCATCGTTTCCGGTCAATAACTCAAATACATATACACCAAAAGAAGGTGATATGGTTTTTGGTTTTTTTGTCGATGGTGAAAATGCACAAGAACCTGTTATGTTGGGTGTATTGCCTGGTATTCCTTTATTAGAACCAAATAGACAACAAGCATACAACGATCCAAGAACAGAAGATGAATTAAACGCATCTCCTAGAAAACCTGAAGATGTTGTATTAGAAGATTATCCATTTGTAAATAATCATCCAAGAAAATTAGATGAACCAACAACATCTCGTTTAGCAAGAAACGATACGGATTATATTAGTAACATCAACACAAAAAAGGCACAAAACAAAGCAACAAGAGTTGAACCCGATTCATATTATAACGCACAGTATCCATATAACAATGTCTATGAATCTGAATCTGGTCATGCACTAGAGTTTGATGATACAAAAGATAATGAAAGAATACATTTATATCACAGAAGTGGTTCATATACAGAATGGGGACCAGTGGGTGATAGAGCTGAAAGAATACAAAGAGATAGATTTAGTGTAACCGTAAGAAATGATAATGTTTACATTCAAGGAACCGCAAACATCTTTGTTGATGGTGATGTAAATTGGAAAATTGGTGGTGACTTTAATCTCACAGTTGGTGGTAAAATGAATGTAAGTGCAGGTTCAAAAACAGAAACAATTAAGGGTGAATCAAACATACGATACAATGGAACACACTATCGTTGGTATGGTTCAGATTTCTATGACAGAAGACAATCAGGTCGGACTGACTTTGCTTGTCCTTCAGATACAAGAACTGGTGGAAATGCTTGTCCAACAGTTGAATCTGCTACCGAAGTCGAATAAATAAACAAATGGCAACCGTAAATATAAATGCAAATAGAACCTTCAAAGACTTGGATTTGAATTTCAATATTCATCCAGTTAAAAAAGATATAAACACCCATAGTAACGAATATGCGGTAATCAATTCTATTAAAAATTTGGTTTTAACAAACCACTATGAACGACCATTTCAACCTGAAGTTGGAAGCAATATTCGTAGATTATTATTTGAAAATTTAGATGCAGTAACAGCTGCACAGATTCAAAGAGAAATAGAAGAAACAATTAACAATTTTGAACCAAGAGCTGGAATAAGTCGAGTAACAGTCGTATCAGCGCCAGATGAAAATGGTTATAAAGTTGAATTAGAATTTTTTGTATTAAATAATACAGCACCAATTACAATAAACTTTTTCTTAGAGAGAATTAGATAAAAATGGCAGTTGATAGATTAAGAATAACGGAACTTGATTTTGATAGTATCAAGACCAACTTAAAATCATTTTTAAGACAACAAAACACCTTTCAAGACTATGATTTTGAGGGTTCGGGTCTTTCTATACTTTTAGATATACTAGCATATAATACGCACTATAATGCTTACTATCTCAACATGGCGGCTAATGAAGCCTTTTTAGATACCGCAATACTAAGAGATTCAGCTGTATCACACGCTAAAACATTAGGTTATATTCCTTATTCTAATCGGACATCTGTTGCAACAATCAATTTCGAAGCAACATCCACAAGTGCTAATACAGGAACATTAACTTTACCATCTGGTTTTTCATTTCTTTCAGAAAAAATTGATAATAAATCATATAATTATATTGTTTTAGAAGACACAACCGTTACTAAAGCTAATTCAACATATTTGTTTGAAAATCTTTCAATATATGAAGGTCAATATGTAACTTATGTTTTTAGATATAACGAACAAAATAATCCTAAATCTGTATTTACAATACCAGAAACCGATATAGATACAACAACTTTAACTGTATATGTTCAACAATCTTCATCAAATACATCAACAGTTGTGTATGAAAAAGTAACGGATGTTTTAGATGTTTCAGGAACTTCTGAAGTTTACTTCTTACAAGAAGAACGAAATGGGCGTTATCAAATTTATTTTGGTAATGATGCTGTTGGTAAAAAATTACCAGATGGTGCTGTTGTTACTGTAAATTATGTTGTAACAAATGGTTCAATTGCTAATCAAGCAAATAATTTTGTTGCTACATCTTCAGTTTCAGATTCATTAGGCGAATCATTATCAAGCTTTACAATTACACCTATTAGTGCCGCTGCTGGTGGGGCTGAACGAGAAGGTGTTGATGATATTAAATATTCAGCAACAGCTCAATTTTCATCACAAAATCGTTTAGTTTCTTATAAAGATTATGAATCATATATTTTAAATAATTATCCAAATTTAGATTCTATTTCTGTGTGGGGTGGAGAAGAAAATATACCGCCAGTTTATGGTAAAGTTTTTGTTTCTTTAAAACCAGCAACAAACTACTATATTTCAGAAACAGAAAAACAAAGAATTATTGATGATATTATTAAACCAAAATCTATTGTTGCAGTTTCAACTGAGATATTAGATCCAGAATATCTCTATTTAAATATTGAAAACACTGTTCAATATAATCCAAAGAAAACGGCATTAAACCAAGTATCATTAAAACAATCAATACGAAATGCTGTCTTAAGTTATAGAGATAGAGAATTAGATAAATTTGATGCTTTATTTGTTTTATCAAAATTGCAAGATGATGTTGATGAAACAAATTGGGAAGCATTTTATGGTTCAGAAACAATTGTTCGTGTTCAAAAAAGATTTAAACCAACATTAACTGAAACCAAAACATATACTGTTAATTTTAATGTTCCTTTACATCGTGGAACAATATCCAACAAATTAACATCAACAGAGTTTGTTGTGAACGATTCAAATGGTGTAGCAAGAACCGTTTCATTAGAAGAAGTTCCTCAATCATACTCAGGTATTTCTTCAATCAGTATTACAAATCCTGGTACAGGTTATACAACAGCACCAACAGTAACAATTACTGGAGATGGTGTAGGTGCCACGGCTAAAGCTATAATTGTCAATGGCGCAATACAAACAATCAATATTACAAACAGAGGTATTGATTATACTCGTGCTATTGTAACGATATCTGGTGGTGGCGGATATGGTGCGACTGGAACAGCTGTTATTGATGCACGAACCGGTTTATTAAGAACTGTTTATTATGATACAAACGCAGAAAGACAGATTGTAGATTCTACAGCTGGAACAATCGATTATGATAATGGAATTGTAACTATTGATGATATTAATATTCGTTCATTGTCAGCTAATGATGGAATGATTCGTTTGACGATTGAATCTGAAAAGGGCATTATTCAGTCAATACGAAATACAATTTTAACCATTGATGAAACAGATGTAACTTCTATTGTAACTACACTTGAAGCAGTTTAATGGCTCATACTGATAATTTAACATCACTATTAATTAATAGGCAAGTTCCTGAATTTGTTCGGGACGAATATCCTCTATTCATTAGCTTTTTAGAAGCCTATTATGAATACCTTGAAAACAAACAAGGTTCTCAACTTAATGACTTAACAACACAATCAAAGGCATTAAGATACATTTCTGATGTTGACCATTCAATTGAAGATTTTGAATCTAACTTCTTCAACACTTATGCTGATTTATTACCAAGAAATGTTGCAGTCAATAAAGAATTCTTAATTAAAAATGTTTTACCTTTATATCTAGCAAAAGGTAACGAAAAATCATTTAAACTTCTGTTTAGAATGTTATACAATGATGAAGTTGATGTTCTTTTACCTAAAAACAATGTTCTTCGTGCCTCAGATGGTAAATGGGTTATTGATAACATTCTTAAAGTTGAAACAGATATACGAAGTGTTTATACGGGTAATGGCACAACAACAACATTTGTTATGGCACAAAAATCACCATTTACAGATATCACTGTTTATGTTGATGATGTAGAACAAACTTATGAAACTGATTTTTATATTCGTAAAGAAACACAAAAATTAGTATTTTACACGGCACCAACTAACGGTTCAACAATCAAAGTTGTTTATAGTGATTTTGATGTTGCTGTTCTTAATAATCGACAAGTAAGAGGTGTTACCTCTGGTGCAACAGCGCTGATTGAGCGTGCAGTAAAAAGAATTATTACAGACCAGTTAAATCTTGGTTTTCCATTTCAATTATTCATTAACAGTAAAACACTTGTTGGTTCATTTGACCAAGGTGAAGAAATTGAAACCGGTGTTATTGTTGGTGGAACAGTAGTCACACTTAGAGCAGATTCATTTTCTATTGTTAATCGGATTAATGTTATTAGTGGTGGTGCAAGTTATAATGTTGGTGATCCTGTTTTATTAACAGGTGGAGGCGCAGCTACTGATGGTTATGGTGTCGTTGATGATGTTGTTGAAGGTTATATTGATGGTATTGTTGTTGGTTATGGGGGTGCAGGATTCCAAAACGGTGGTGATGTTGCTGTTTCAGATATTTCACCTTTATTATTAGACCTTGCAATTGATGGTGTCGACACAACCGGTGTTGCCAATTCAACGCTCAACACATACTTTGTTTATACCGATGTAATTGGCAACTATGCTAATGTAAATCTATCAGATTCAGATTATGGTTTTCCAGCAACAGTCATACCAACTGGTGAAAATGTAAGTACCGTTATCGCTGATGCTTTAACAGAATTAGAAATGACCAATTTAGGTCCAATTACCAATGTGATTGTATTGTTCTCAAACACAGAAGTTTCTATTTCACCAACACTTGATGCCAATGGGGCAACATACACCACAAGTAATATCACACACAATATTCGTTATGTTGAATCAATTGGTCGAATCAAAATTAATGATGGTGGTGAAGATTATAATGTAGGTGATGAAATTGTGTTTACAAATCCATCTGGAACATTTGGTCAAGGTGCAGCTGCAGCTGTTAAAGCGGTTAATGCAAATGGAACAATCACACAAATTGAAATTCAACCCTCTCGTGTAACAGGCACCGTTAATGTCACAAACAATACCGCTGAAATAGTTGGTACAGGAACAAACTTTGGTACAGACATTCGTGTTGGTGATAAAATTATTGTAATGAATCAAACACGATATATCAATGCCATTGCAAACACAACACACGCAAATGTGAATGTTAATTTTGAATTTGCTAATACTTTAATTACAGCTACAAACAAAAAACTAGGAAGATACGGTGTATTTCCTGTCGGTGGTCAAAGATATGTTCAATCTAATCCACCTACACTAACAATTGATACTGCGGCTGGTACAGGTGCAAACATTGAAGTATCAGCACTTATGTCAGATGGTGAAACACTCACTCCATTTATTGGTAATGTTCAACCAGGTGAAATTGTTTCTATTCGTGTTGTTGATGGTGGTTCAGGTTATCAGTATATTCCACAAGTAGACTTAACGGGTTATGGATCTGGCACAGCAACAGCAAACGCTGAAATTGAATCAGTTTATCAAACATTCCCAGGTCGTTGGACTTCATCTGATTCTATTTTATCATCAAGTGAAAGAAAATTACAAGGACAAAATTACTATGTTGATTACTCTTATGTAACATCTTCACTTACACAGTTTAAACAATATAAAACAGTATTAAGAGATTTATTACATCCATCTGGTTTTGTTCAATATGCTGATTTAAACATCAAAGCAACAATAGACCAGAGAAATGAATTAACGGTTTCAACAAGTATTGAAACAACATTACCTGGTACAGTAAATGTAACTAACACTTCTATTTACATGACAGGTACAAATACTTACTATAATATTGCAAACACAAACGGTATAATTTCAATTGGTTCTAATGTGGCTGTGAACGGAGAAATAAGAACCATTGATTCAATTATTAGTAACACTAACTTAGCAGTAACAAGTGCATTTACAACCACAGCAAATGCACAAACTGTTATATTACTCGTATAAATAAAATACTATGACATCAATTATAAAGAAAAAAACTGGTTATCAAAACGCAAAGATATTGCGAGACACTCAATATAATTCAGGTAACACCGATCCTGTTATCTATGTTTATATTGGTAATCATGTTCCTTATGCTAACGAAGCATCGCCCGATTCTATTGTAGATACCATTGTTGATGAAAAACTCACATGGAACAATATGATAGCTGCTAAAAAAGTAACTGCAAGTGATGTAGAGTTAGTTATACCTAGAATTAATTGGACCGCAAATGGCGTTTATCAACAATATGATGATACCGTAAGTGCGAACACATTATTATCAGCAAACACCACTTCAGGTGTTAATCCAATGTATATTATTACATCTGAGCGTAATGTTTATAAATGTATGTCAAATAATAGTTCAGCGAACTCAACCGTAGAACCAAGTGGTGACTATACAACTTCTAATGGTAACATCGCTACTGCTGATGGTTATTTGTGGAAGTATATGTATAATGTTAAACCATCAAATAAATTCTTAACATCGGATTGGATTCCAGCACCATATTCAACAAATCAATTAGATTATGGAACAAGCACAACCGGTGTGGTTGATGGTGAATTACAAAACATTGTTGTAACAACAAGTGGTTCTGGTTATTATAACAGTATTGTAACTGTTTCTGCGTTTACAACAGGATGCTCAACACTTACATTAGCAAACACAACTAATGTTTCTGCTAACATGACTGTGTCTGGAACAGGTATCTTCACTGGTGCTTATATTTCAACTGTTGATACTCCAAACAATAAAATTACATTATCATCAGCAACAACCGCAAATGGTGGAGGTTCTGGTAATAATATTACAATTTCTACAAGAGTTTACATCGATGGTGATGGAACAGGTGCAGAGGCGACCGCAGGTCTATCAAGCGGTAATGTAGCTAATGTAACAGTAACAGTGATTGGTACTGGATACTCAAAAGCAAATGCTTTTGTCTATGGGTCAGGTACAGGTGCAAATACAAGAGTAATTCTTTCGCCAAAATATGGACACGCATATAATCCAGCAAACGAATTAGGCGCTGGAAATATTATGTTTGCATCTCGTATTGGTGAAATTGATACCACAGAAGGTGGATTAATTTCTTCAAATACTTCATTTAGACAGTATGGAATCTTAATTAATCCGCATAAATACAGTAATACATCTGCTGTATCACATTCAACAGCGAATTCGGTGATTACGCAGACAACGAATTTAACTTTAGTTGCTGGTTCAGCTTACACACAAGACGAATATGTGTATCAAGGATCTTCAGCAAACAATGCAACATTTTACGCATACTTAAATTACCAAGAATCAAATGAAGTTTGGTTAACAAGAGTGCAAGGAACATTAACGATTGGTCTTCCTTTAATAGGCGCAACATCGGGTGTATCCAGAACAGTAATTACAAGATTTTCACCAGAGTTTGAACCTTATTCAGGTGATATCATTTATACAGAAAATGCAGTTAAAACAGACCGAGCAGAAGGTCAGGCTGAAAATATTAAATTAGTAGTAAGATATTAGAGGAACTAAATGGCTATTGATACCAATTTTAATGTAAATCCATATTATGATGACTTTGATGAGGACAAAAAGTTTCTTCGAATGTTGTTCAAGCCTGG